CAGGTACAATATTAAATGCTGTAAATGTCAAAGGCGGTAGTCTTATATTTACAGACAAAGACGTATGGCGCGTTGTATATTTAGGGCCGCCATTAGTTTATGGATTTCCGCAAGATAATGCTGGTGGCGGTTTAGTATCTGCTGGTGCGGTGACAACGGCTGATGGCGCAGCATATTGGATGTCACACGAAAACTTTTATGTTTATACAGGTTACAGCCAACCTATAGCGTGTGACGTACATGATGCAGTGTTTAAAGATATTAACAGAGCGCAAATTAGTAAAGTTACTGCTTGGCATAACGCATCATTTGGTGAGGTTTGGTGGTTTTACCCTAGTGCTGATAGCACTGAAAATGACAAATATGTGGTTTATGACTACAGAGAAAGACATTGGAACAAAGGCACTTTATCAAGATTATGTGCGACAGACAAAGCGCCATTGCCATATCCAATAGCTGTAGATGCTTATGGTTATGTTTATGACCATGAAGTAGGTTATAACCATGATGGTGCAATTAGTTTTATTGAGCATGGGCCTGTAGAATTAGGTACGGGTGAAAATAGCTCTAATCTTACGTTTTTATATCCTGATGAAAGCGCACAGGGCGACGTTAGCATGACATTTAAAACTAAAATGTATCCTAATGGCACAGAGCGTAGTTTTGGCCCCTACACAGCAACTAGACAGCCTGTACCAATAAGAGTGCATGGCAGACAAATGCTTGTTAAAGCAATAGGTGCTGCGTCAACTAATTGGCGACTTGGTATACCGCGCATTGAAGTTAAACCAGGGAGTAAACGATGAGACTACCTGATGCTACGCCAACATATGATGCAGTAAATGAAATAGAAACACGTCGTAATATTACATATGAAATGACGCAAACACGTAAAATTAATGAAGATATAAATATAAACGCAAATAATAGATTAATACTGACAAGCCCTAACGGAACACGTTACAGTGCAAGTATTGATAATTCTGGAGTATTGTCTTGGACAGCATTGTAAACATAGATAATCATAAAATACAAATTATCAACGCTTTAGCACGTTCAGGGCATAAGCATACATATGAAGAAGTTAAAGAGGCTGTTATAAACAAAGAAGCGCAATATTGGCCAGCTAATAACAGCGCTGCAATAACAGAAATAGCTAACAAATCTGATGGCACTGTTGGATTAAATGTTTGGCTATATGGTGGAGACTTAAAAGACTTTTATCTTTTAGTAGATGCCGCAAAAAAATATGTAAACGATTTAGGTGGTAGTTACATTGAAACATTTGGGCATCGTAAGGGCTGGAATAGATTATTAAAAAAACTAGGTTTTGTTGTAGATGGCAAAACTTTAATATGGAGGCCGTAATGGGCAGTAAAACAAAAAAAGAAACAAAAAGAAATGAAACAGTAGACCCATTTACACAAAATATGATTAATACTGCTGCATCAAATGCAAGAGCATTTGGTGAACAAGCATACACGCCATATACAGGTGAACGTGTTGCTGGCATGAGTGACATGGAAACGGAAGCATTGTCTAATTATATGTCAAACAATGTTAGCAATCGTGGTATTATGGAGCAAGGTTTAGAAATGGCACAACAAGGTGCGCAATATACGCCAGACCAAATACAAACACAAAATTTTACTGATATGGACATATCTGGATATATGAATCCATATATACAACAAGTTATTGACAATACAGTTAGTGACATAGAACGTAAACAAATGGGAAGTGCTGAAAATATAGATGCACAAGCTGCTAAATCTGCTGCATTTGGTGGCTCCAGACAAGCAATACAACAAGCTGAAAATGAACGTAATTACGCTGACATTACTGCAAAAACTATAGGTCAATTACGAAGTCAAGGTTATGAAGATGCAGCGGCTAGATTGCAAGCAGATGCTGCTAGGCAATTACAGGCTGACTCATACAATCAAGCTGCTGGTTTGCGTGGTGCAGATTTACGTTTACGCGGTGCAGCACAAGTTGGTAATATGGCAGGACAATTATCTGATGCAGATTACAGGGCATACGGAATAGAAAATCAATATGGGCAAACACAACGCGGTTTAGACCAAGCACAATTAGATGCACAATATCAAGAAGCTATGAGGCAATATGATGATTATTACAGAAGAGCAGGTATAGAGGGTGGCATACTTGGTGCTACACCTAAATATACAGATTCTGTCTCAAATGAAACAACATCTAAAAGCGGTGGTGCTGGCAGTATGATAGGTAAAGGATTGTTAGGTCTTGCTATGGGGCCAGCAAATCCATTTGCAGGTACATTAATTGGCAGCATGTTAAATAAATAAAATTTAATAATAAAAGAGAAGAACATGAGTAACTTACAGCAAAATGCACTGTTAGCAAATATATTAATAAATCCAAAAACAGGACAGCCGTATCGTGGGCAAAGAAATAATAATTTGTTAAATATACGATACAATAAAGCTAATAATTGGCAAGGGCAAACAGGGCAAGATGATTCGGGTTTCTCACAATTTGATAATAGAGTAAGTGGTATACGTGCAGCTGATAAAATATTAAACAATTATGGTAAATTTTATAATATAGACACAGTTGAAGGCATGGTAAAAAGATTTGCGCCTAAAGATGATAATAATCCTGAAAATGCATATATAGACAATATATACAACAAAACTGGTATAGAGCGTGGAAGTAAAATTAATTTACAAGACCCAAATGTAAGAAATCAGTTGTTACCTGTAATGGGAAATTTTGAAACACCAGGTGCAAATATTACTTTAGATGATTTGCAACGCGCAAGAGAATTTAGCAAAACACAACCAAAACCAAGCAATAATATAATTGATGCAGAAAAAAGTCCTGATTTTGTAATTAACATAAAAGAAGATGGTAGTTACGAAGATTTTGATGAAGAAGCATTTGAAAAAATGTTTCCACCACTAGATAGACCTGCACAAGACGACAGCAATAATATAGTGCCAGAACTAACAGTAAAAGATATTCCTGTCAGTCCTCCAAGTGCAATTGATATGATGAGAAATAATTACAGAGAAGGCAGCATAGAAAGACAAAATTTAAGTAAACAATACAAAGAAGGTGAAGTTAGCGATAGACCCACAGTCATACCTCTTTTTCCTAAAGAGCCATTAACAAAACAAGAAGCAGATGTATTAAAACGCGCACAAGATGTTGACCAGGAATTTAACTATAAAAAAAATGATATGATAAATGCAGAAAAAGGTTTTATACCGCAACAAATACAAGCGCAACCAGATGCTGATGTAGTATACGACAACCAAGGCAATCCTTACAACGCAGCAATACCAGCAGGCAGTGTAACAGGACTTAATATAAATCAAGCTAAATACGACCCAACAGGTGGACAACAACAATCACGACAAGATTTAGCTAAATTAGCAAATTACGACATTTCTATAATAGATGGTAACGAATTTGTACACGAAAAAGGTCTTACTGAAAAAGAAGTAGAAGACCAATATAACCAAAGAAATCAAAATCAATCAAGTGATGACGCTGGTGATGGTGTTATGCCAACAGGTGAAGGTATATTACAGGATATGAGTAACGCTGTTAAAGTACCTTTTTTGCAAGATGATTTTGCATTATACGAAAATGAAACAACAGGACTTGACAAAGCACGTAATTTATTAGGAGAGCCAACAACTGTTTATCGTGACATTAACGGTAATCTTGTACAACCTAATAGTAAAGAGCAAAAACCTAATAATTTACGTTATCTTGCAGGGTTGCTAGGCAGTATTATGGCAGACAGATATGGTAATCCATCACAGCCAGAAGATAATTTCTCAAAATATATGGCATATACACAAGATGCAATAAATCAACAAAGATTAGATAAGCAAGCTTTAGAAAGTACATATGGTAATTACAGAGATAGTAAAGGTAATATAGTGTATGGTGGAATAACACCATCTGGTAGTTTTGAAACTATACCAGGAATTACTGCAATAGACGATGACAGTAGTGGCAGCAGTGGTTTCCCAAGAGATGTAATTATGGGTAATGGTAGTACTATAACGATGAGTGAAGAACAGTACAAGGAACATAAGAAAGACGAAGGTAAAAATGCGGCTGAACGTGTAGAAAAATTATTTTCAATAAGGCAAACAAATTTTGAAAACAACAAAGATTTTAATGAGTTATTAAACTACAGCGATGACGATTTAAATAAATTATTTGGCCAAGGTAAATTTATTGATACACAATTACGCAGAAATATGATAAGTGGTACTGATACAGAATACAAATCAATAAGAGACCTGTGGGAATTTATAAGCGATAAGAAAGCAAAAGAAGCATACGTTAATATATTAAAAGGTGCTGGTTCAATATCAAATTATGAAACAGACATTATGGCTAAGACTATAAATAATTTAAAAGTAACTATGTCAGCTGAAAAACTTAAAGAAGAAATAGCTAAAATACAATTCTTAGGACAATTTCATGAGCACAATGCAGCGTCAGCAATACCAGGTTACTCTGATAGTAAAGGCACTTACAATAAACTAGATACAAGTGAAGCATATAAATTGTTTTTAAATAATGAAATTGAAGATTTAAATGATTATCTTAATTATAAGAGTAGGCAATAGTAATGGGTTACAATATAGACACAAAACGTAATGCACCAATGCCAGATTTAAGCGAAACATTATTAAATCAATTAATTGCATATCAAGCAGTACGTGGTGCTACAGCAAATTTATCAGACCCTATAGCGGCACGTATATTAGCAAGTAAAAATAATATATCAAACGAAGATGCAAAAAGACTGTTAAGACAGCGTAATAAAAAAGTATATGAACAAGCAAATAAAAGAGCACTTGCTTCAAATATTGGCGGCTCTGCAATTGGTTTTGGCAAAGTAATGAAAGCTGGTATGTTGCCATCACAATTGTTTAAAAGAGGCAAACTAGCAGCAAATTCTGGCGGTATGGTAACGCCAAAACTAGCAAAAAGCAACCAATTAACAAAAGCAGCTAATACAGGTAAAGGCGCTGCTTTAGATAGTGCTGTTTACAGTGGGATAGCTACGGGTGTTGATACAGATTACAATCCAGCATTAATAGCACAAGCTACTGCAACAGGTGGTTTAACAGGTGGGCTTGCACAATATGGACTTAACAAATTTGCAAATATTGGAATTGCTAGTAAAAACACTAAATTGCGTAAAGAAAACGAAGCAAACACAGTAGATATAATTAAAAAAAGAGATAATTATTATAAAGAAGCACAAGCTAAAAGTGCTCCGATAGAAGATGATGTAATTGAAGGAGCATTAGTTGGAGTAGATACAAATAGACTAGCACAATTGCCTGATGGTAGTAAAGTAGGCGTATATTATAACAAATTACGCGAACAAATTAAGCCAGTTGAGCAACCAGCAAGCAATATAATACCTGAAAGTCGCGCACAAGCTGAATTTAAAGCAATGGGATTAAAACCATACAGTACAATGCCAAAAGATGAACTTGTAATACCAAACACAACAGTGTCAAAAAAAGAATTTACAACAAATGATTTATTTAATGAGCAAACAAAAGTAAATAGTAACTTTAGTAACTTTAATGAAAATGAAAGGGAGGTGCTTAGACAAATTAATAACAATTTAAATAAAAATATATTAAAATATAGTAATCCTGCGGCACGTTTTTCACAATCACGATTTATTTTAGGAAATAAGAAAAACGCACAATTTTCACAAATTGCACCATTAGAAAGACTTATAGGTAGGCCAAATAATTACGATGAATTTGGTAATCCAATTGCTGGAACAATGAGTAAACGAAGTGAAGTAAAATCTGCACTAAGAGATGTACAGCAAGCTAATATGGCCATGCAAAAAACAAAAAATACACGCGGAGCTAGACCTGACAAAGATAAACAACAGCAAGCAATTGCAAATGAAGTATCAGATATAGTAAACTCTAAAGGTGGAATGACTGATATGGTTGCAGATTTGGCAATAACTAATCAGTCAGCGGCAATGGGGCCAATTGGTGCGTTATCATTATTAGCTGGTGCAGTTTCTGGTAAAGCTGGATTGGCTGCAACTTTATTAGGTGGCGCTGAAGCCGTAAAATTTGTTGTAAATAGTCAAGCAAAAGCTGATGCACGTAAAATAATTAATTTATTACAATTAGAAGGTAAGGCTAGAGTATTAACACCAAAAGAAAAAAATATAATTAATAATGCTAGTAGAGTATTAGGCGCTAAAGTAGGTCAGGCACTCACATTAAAAACAACGCCAGATGCTTACAAAAAATGATTAGCCGCAAACCTATACTTAAAGCCAAGATGAAATGCAACAAGCCTAGACGCACGCCTGGGCATAAAACAAAGTCGCACGTTGTAAAAGCGTGTTATGACGGCAAAGAGAAAATTATACGTTATGGACAGCAAGGTGCTAGTACAGCAGGAAAGCCTAAGGCTGGTGAAAGCCAACGCATGAAAAAAAAGAGAGCTAGTTTTAAGGCGAGACATCGTAAAAACATAGCAAAAGGTAAATCAAGCGCGGCTTTTTGGGCCGATAAGTCTAAATGGTAGTGGAGAGTTAAATGCCAATAGCTGAAGATAGTGCTGGTGGTTCACCCGTACCCATACCTACAAATCTAACAACAAACCTTACTGGAGAAGCAACAGGTAGTGGTACGTTAGATTATACAACAGGCGATATAGACATTGCCGTAACAGTTGTAGATAATGGTCACAATCATATATTAGACAACATTACAGATGTGCAAGTCAATAACGCCATAAGCGGTCAAGTATTAAAGTACAATGGGAATGTATGGGTAAATGGCACAGATGAAAATGCTGGTATTACTGCTATTGTGCAGGATTTGTCACCTCAGCTTGGCGGAAATCTTGATTTAAATAATCGGAATATCACAGGCACAGGCAATTTAGATTATACAGGAAACATTACTTTAACAGGTACTGTTGATGGGCGTAATGTATCAGCAGACGGCACAAAGCTTGACGGCATTGAATCTGGAGCAACAGCAGACCAGACAGCAACACAGATTAAAACCGCATACGAAAGCAACAGCAACACAAACGCATTTACGGATGCTGACCACACAAAATTAAACGGAATAGAAACAGCGGCTGATGTAACAGATACAACAAATGTTGTTGCTTCACTAACCGCTGGTACAAATGTAACTATAGCTGCTGATGGTACTATATCTGCAACAGGCGGCACTAGCGGTATAGCACACGTTGTAGATGATACTACACCACAACTTGGCGGCAATTTATCGCTTAATTCACACGATATTACAGGCACAGGTAACTTAAACTTTACCGGGAGCGTAACCCTATCAGGCACAGTAGATGGTCGCGACGTAGCTGCTGATGGTACTAAACTTGATGGCATAGAAGCAGGTGCTAACATAACAGATACTGCTAATGTAACAGCCGCAGGAGCCTTGATGGATTCTGAGGTTACTAACTTAGCACAAGTTAAAGCATTTAATTCATCTGATTATGCTACTGCTGCACAAGGCACTACTGCTGACGCTGCGCTACCTAAAGCTGGTGGCACAATGACGGGTAATCTAGTGCTATCAAATACACAACCAACGATAACACTTACAGATACAGATGGCCCTTATAGCTCGTATATAGCAAAGAACGGTTCAGTCCTTACTGTCGATGGTGACAGTGTACGTGTTAGAAGCACTGCAGGTACAGAATATATGCGTGTTACTTCAGCAGGTATAGATGTAACAGGTACAGTAGAATTTGACGGCTTGTCTGGTACTGGCTCAGTAACAGTTACAGATATACTGGACGAAGATAATATGGCCTCAAACAGTGCGACCAAGTTAGCCACACAACAATCTATTAAGGCATATGTAGATGCAGAGGTTGCAGGTATACCGACAGGTGATATTACGTCAGTAGTTGCAGGAACAGGGCTTACTGGCGGCGGCACATCGGGTGCTGTTACCTTAAACGTGTCAACACTTAATCAAAATACTACAGGTAATGCGGCAACAGCAACTGCACTGCAAACGGCTAGAACAATAGCAGGTGTTTCTTTTAACGGTACGGCTAACATAGCACTAAATAATAACGCTATAACTAACGGTGCAGGTTACACCACAAATACAGGTGATATTACAGGCGTTACTGCAGGTACAGGTTTAACGGGTGGTGGTACGTCAGGTACAGTTACACTTAATGTATCGCAAGGCGCAGGTTCAGGTTTAGATGCTGATACTTGTGACGGATTACACGTAGGTACAGGGAGAAATAATACTGCTAACGAAATAGTGAGGACAGACGGCAGTGGTTATTCACAATTAGGTTGGATTAATACTACATCAGGCGCTACATCAACTACTATTACTAGAATGTATATGGGAGATAATGATGGTTATATACGATATATGTCACCTGCAAACTTCTTTAACCAACAAGCAAGTGCTTTACTTACTGCCGTAAAAACTGTTGACGGTTCAGGTTCTGGATTAGATGCTGATACACTTGATGGTGTTAATGGTGCTTCATATCTAAGGAGCGATACAACAGATTACATGAACGCAAACTTAGTTTTTGCTGATAACGCAAGATTACAAATAGGTACAAACACAGATTTGCAACTGTTTCACGATGGTAATGACTCTTATATTAGAGAGGCAGGAACGGGCGTTTTGTTTATGGATAGTGATGACATACACTTTAGAAACGGGGCGGGTAGTAATACTTTAATGCAGTTAAGTTCCGATGTTTTGACTATGCAAGGTCAACTACAAATGAACGGGAATATAATTAATGACGTTGAGGACATTTATTTAAGGGATAGAATTTATCACGATAATGATACAGACAATTGGTTTCAATTTGGTACGGACTCACAAAATTTTGTTACAGGTGGTACAACTGCCGTCACAATTAATAACAATGATTTGGTATGTTATCGTAACCTGGCAATGAGTGGTCAAATTATTGATAATGTAAATCACATATATTTAGGTGATAGAATATTTCATCATGGCGACACTGATAATTATAAACAGTTTACAACAGACACTCAAAACTTTGTTACAGGTGGCAGTACGCGACTGCGCTTAAATAATACTGGTGCTATTATTTACCAAGACCTATACACGCCAAATAAAATTATACACTCAGGTGATACTGATACATATACACAATTTCATGCGTCAAACCAATGGAGAGTTGTTGCGGCAGGTAATGAAAGGTTTGAAGTTAGGTCTGATGGTGTATTAGTATCAACTACTTTTACAGCTACGGGCGATGTTATTGCTTATGGTTCTTCAGATAAGAGGCTAAAAGACAACATCACGCCTATAGCAAACGCGATGGATAAAATAAGTAAGCTCTCAGGTAATACTTTTGACTGGAACGATAAGCAGTCAGAATATGACGTTGGCACTAAAGATGTTGGTGTAATTGCACAAGAGGTTGAAGCCGTATT